TATCACCATTCTCATACATCGTAGATCCCCATCCTATGGTGGGGACGTTAGCACTACACAGATAGGGTTTACTTCTCCAGCCTTCGAATCTCTTGATTAGTGGTTCAGCAATGGCGATTACTTCTTTAATAGACATTGTTACTTTTGCTACAATTCTCAGAGGCGGTTAAAATTTGTAGATTCCAAGGAACATGTAAACCAGATACGTTCTTACCTTGTAGTGGGACAATATGATCTACATGATGAACAATACCAGTCTGATAAGAACGTGCTTTAGCTATTTCGTAGAACTCTTGAATTTGTACTAATTGAATCATAGTTAACCAGGAAGGCCTTGCTTTTAATTTCTTAACATATCTATCCATACACCTAGCGTTATGTAACGCAACATTCTGATCTTTCCATTTTTTAGCTCTTTCTTTGTAAGCATCTTTATTTTTTTCGTAGTACAACCTACCTTTTTCACGTATCTTTTCTCTGTTAGTTAAGTAGTAAAGTTTTTTACGTTCTTTCAACGCTTCCTTATTCTTTTCCCTATACTTTCTATTTTGTTCTGCTTTCTTTGCTTTGTCTATCATTTTTTCGATGACTCCCAAACCCGCCCAACATACCAAAACGAAAGTATCATAGCAAGCATTCCCTCATCGAAATCAGTCCAGCCTGTGACGAGCACAGAAGTCCAACTACCGTCTTGTAAAAAAGCTAAGTAAAGCCCTGCAATCTTGACTGCTGAGTAAAAGAAAACAAACCAGTAAGTCACTGCAGGTCTAACTAATGCTGACAGCGATGCTACCCACTTCCAAGCCTTACCATCAGACTCTGCTTGTTGTTTGAATGCTTCACCGATAGCATCTAATTCATGCTCTTGTAGACGCTGATATCCCTGCTGTAGAGCAAACTCTGCTTGCATCTTAGCAATAGATACTTCAACGTCTAACTTCTTTAGCTCATGTTCTCTTTCAAACTTACGATCTAAGATCTTCAGTACTTCAGGGGCTAACCTGAATACACCACCGATAAGAGCACCAATGAGTTCAAACATTCATGAAATCTCCCATGACATCACGAACAAGGCTAGACTGTTTCTGTGGTTGTGGTCTAACTGGCTGAGGATTAAGAAGCCTCTGCATCTCTTCCATCTCTTGAGGAGATAATCCCTGAGGTGGCTGATCTTGTGTTGCAGGCTGTGCTTCACCAAAGTCAGACGTAGTTACCTTAGCATCATTGTATATCTTTAGTAGTTTAGCTGCGGCAGCTCCTGTCATACCAGCCTTACTAATCTCTTTCTCAACACCAGCTAACTGACTAGCTGCTTTAGGGTTGGTAGCAATCTTTGCTAAGATCTTTGGAGTGATAAGGACACCAGCACCAACAGCAGCACCTAGCAAAGGATCTTGGGCAAAAGCAACTCCAGTACCTGCAAGAGCTGCAAATGAAGATACTGCATCAGCTTGTTTACCCGCAACAAACAAAGACAACCCTGATCCTGGTGTTTTAGAGCTAATGTTTGCTGTAGAACTAAGTGCTTTGATACTGTTCTGTGCTTCAGGGCTTAGAGCTTCTTCAAAGGTACGTTTAAACTTAGGGTCTTTTCTGAGTTTATCACCTACAGCAACAAACTCCTTAAGTGTATTCTCAGCTCCTTGTTCGCCTAAGAAAGACTCTACATAGCCTCTGTTAAGAGCTTGTTGTAAAGCAGTGCTATCTAAAGTAGGATCAATCTTCTTAGCCTGCGCTAAAGCATCCTTAATAGCTCGAATCTCAGATTGATTACCTGATCTAAAGATTGCTTCACCAATCCTTTCTGGCTCTTTAACAAGAATCTTAAGTACAGTATCAGGAAATAGTTTTTCTAAAGATTCTCTGTAGAACTGCTGTGTACCACGGTAACGAGCTAACAAATCAGGATCCATTTGCTTTGCTGCTGTGTCCATAGCATCATCAATGGCTTTGGTTGCTTTGGATAGTTCAGCAACTACAGGGCTATTCTTACCTACTTCTACTTTAAGATCACGTAGGCGATTGTTAAGAATAGACCTTAATTGATGTGCTTCTGCAAAGGATACGTCTGCAGATATATTACTAATGTCGTTTAATACTCTAGCAACATCAGGACCATACACAGTAGCAGCATCACCTGTCTCGGTAAGTTTCTCAGCTCTTTTTAATGATTCGAAAGCTTTAGACTTTATAGGAGCAAGGTTGACACCTACGTTAAAACCTCTTGCAGGAAGTTCTTGTTCATAGAAAGGCTGAACAAGTTCTGACAATCTTGTGTTAGCTGACTGTACAACATCTCTAACACCTTGACCAGCCTGTAAAGCAGGTAAAGTATCGGATGCTACGCTTTCTAAGATCGTATCTCTTTCTTGTCTTAAAGCATTGAGGTTTGTCTCAGCTAATTTATCAAAGGTACTTTGTCCTGACAAACCACTACGAGCTACTGCTTCTCTGACTTTAGCGCCTGTAGACCCAGTAATTTGATATTCTGTTAACGTACCACCATACTTCTGCAGTAACTCTTGAGCAACTCTCTTAGACTCTTGAGCTGAAGCATCCATAGGAGGAAGTACACCAGCCTTAGTCATTGCATCCTTAGTAACACGGAAAGTTTTACCAAGCATGTTAAAGACAACGTTACCTGCAGCATCCAAAGCCATGTTAGTGACAGAGTTAGATAACATGTCTGCTGCTGTCTTTGTTAAAGGCTGTGGCATACCCATTGCAGACTTAATACCAGCCTCTAAAGCTGTTCCTGTAGCTGCTCCTACACCAGAACCAATAACACCTCTAACAGCCTGCTGAGCCAATGCCCTGCCTGCTGTCATACCTGCTGGAGAACGTGTCGTAGCTGCTCCAATAACACCGCCAGCAAGTCCAGCTACATCAGGTAAAGCCTCTAGAGCAATATCACCAAATGTCTTTCCTGGTTGTGTAGCACCTTCCATGACTGATGTTGGCTGAGGTGCTTGTTGACCTTGAGTACCTAGAAGACCCCTAAGCTCTTCTAATTCTGCTGGTGAAAGACCTGTTGCCATATTAGTATCCTAGTTGTCTGCGTTGCTCAGGGGTTGCTTTTTCTAGTAAATCAGATATTCTTTTTGCAGTAGTCCTAGCTTTTGTTCTTGATGTAGCGAAGTCATATTTGTTCAGGTTACCACCGCCTTGTTCAAAATTAAACGCATCTTTATAGGCTTCTTTATCAGCAATAGCATCTTCACGCATACGTCGAAGCATAGCCTGTAGTGTTTGCTTTGTCATTCCACCAGTACCGATCGCTTCTCTTAAGAACATCAATTCCTTTTCTGACAAAGAACCAGGAAGTGTTCTAGCTTGTCCTTGAGCCAACTTAGCTAACAATTGGTTTAATTGTTCAGACTCGGTTGTACCTGTAACTTGTACTCCAAGAGCATTAGCAATCTGTCCTGCCTTAAGAGCCACACCAGCACCTACGCCAGTGAATGCGTTGTTAAGTACACTACTAATAGTATTCACATTATTTAATACTGAATCAGCAGCTACCGCAGCATCCTCAAGATCACCAAACCTTTTTACTTTAGTTGCGTTTATACCTTTATCTTGGCTTAGGTTTATATCAATTTTTGTACTTTTCTTAGTTGTTTCGTCTACTTGTTTATTAACAGCTTGCTGTTCTTGCTGTGTTAAGTCACCAAACCTCTTTCCATACAAAGCCTGTGATGTAGCTTCTCTGTCTACACCGAATGATTCAGGCTTTGGTGCTGCTAAAGGAGCAAAGGTACTTTCTTTGTTGATAGCACTATCAAGTTCTTTTAGCTTTTGATCAATCTCTGCTAACTGCTGATCAGACTCTGCGTTAGACCTTGCTGCACGTAGATCATCACGAAGCTTTTGTAACTTAGCTACTGTTGGTAGGTTCTCTGTCAGAGCTTTCCTAGCATCAGCCAATGCTTTAGTTGTCTGAGCACTCTTAAGACCAAACTCTGCTTCAGACTTCAGCTTCGTAGCTTTAATGTCCTCAAGCTTTGCAGCAGTGACGATAGCTTTGTCAACCATACCTCTAGCTTGATAAGCATCACTGAGAGCACTGTAGAGCTTCTCAGGGTCTTTAAAGTCTACTCCACTATCCTTTAGTTCTTTGAAGATAGCTTCTTGCTGTGCAGCCTCTTTAAGCCTAGGATCTTCGATACCGAACAATCCACCTAAGGCTCTACCAGCCTGTCTCCCACCCTGCAGAGCTACTCGTGTTAGCTGCTGCTCAGGTGTTAACTGAGCAAGCTTTGAAGTGATAGCTTCATCTTCTTGCATCAGTCCAGCCTGAGCCTGTGCCAAGCTAGGACCGAATAAACTCATTTGTTGCTGTGCCATTGTTGTTCCTTATGGTGCAATCAAGCCTTTAGATAATGCGTCAGCGTATGTCATATTCAACCCAGGTACAATATCACTAGGTCCGAATAGGTTACTTAGGATAGAACCAAACAGACTACTACCACCTGATGAGGCTGTACCACCAGATCCTCCAAACAAAGACTGCGTTAGTTGCTGGTTAGCTCCAGACCTTGCTGCAGTGGCTGCTAACTGCCTTGATAGCATGTCTTGCAAGCCTTGACGTTGTAATACTGCAGAAGATTCAATACCTTTAGTCTGCATACCAGTAAGGAGATTCTGCCTTGCTAGGTTATTAGCAAACTGTTGCTGTGCTGCCTGAGATCCTGCAGTAGCTAACGATGTTGCTGGTGCTAGTGCTGTAGCCCCTTGAGACAATAGTGTACCACGTTCACCTAATGCAGCCTGTCTAGAAGCTAACTCACGTTGTAGTTGCTGCTGTGCTATAGCTTGCTCTTGTGCTAACAGTTCAGGTGAAGAACCACCATAAGCAGCACCACTTACACCCAATCTACCTTGAGCACGTAAGCGTTCCTCTGTTGCTAGTCGCTGACGAGCAATATCAGGAGCAGACAAAGCAGATAGCTTATTGTAATAATCTTGGGATAGTTGATCGACATTAGTTAAACCAGCTTGATTAAAAGATTGCTGTGCTGCTTGCATTGCAGCATTCTGAATAGCTTGTCCACCTTGTCCGAACAGATTAGTAGTAACACCGTAGGGAGTAAACTCACCTAGTTGTTGTCCAGTAGTTGTAGCTAACTGATTATACTGTCCTTGGATGTTGGTAGCTAAGTTATTATACTGTTGTTGACTGAGTTGACCAGAAGCTAACAAAGCATCAGCAGCCTCTTTAGCTTGTTGATAGTTTACACCAGCAGTGATCAGATTACCTACAGCATTAGAAGCATTACCACTAGTTAGACCTGTCAGTAATGTTCCTACAACATCAGTAAACCCTTTAGTTAAAGAACTACCTAGATTAGAGAATAGTGATTCTATACCTGAGGGTACTGTAGGTACTGTTGGTACTGTAGGCACTGTGGGTACTACAGGAGGAACTACAGGGGGTGTTGTAGGAGGTACTACAGGAGGTACTGTAGGTGTAGTAGGTGTAGGAGGTACAGTTGGTGTTTCAGGCACTACAGGGGGTGTTGTAGGAGGTACTGTAGGAGGTGCTTCAGGAACTACAGGAGGTGCTGTAGGTATTACAGGTACTTCAGGTATTATAGGTGGTACTGTAAAACCAGCACCAGGAGCTAAAGCTCCAGCGTTAGCCTCTAAGAATGCTAAGTCAGCAGCAGTTCCAGCAGCAGGCTGAAGAGCAGCAGCGGGTGCAGTTAAGTCAAACAAACCAGGATTAGCTGCAGCAAGTGCTAACAAACCACCCATGATAACTTTACCATAGGTAGGCATCTTACTACGATCTACAATACGAGTAGTTACTTCACCTGTTGTAGGATCTAAGAAGTCACCTTTGTACTGTCCTTTACCAACACCAGACTGATCAGCATTAAGTTTCTGAATAATCAGATTACCATTAGGAGTACGATAAGCATCCCATTCGTTACCACCAAACTGTATCTGTCCTACCTTGATATCAGTCTGTATTCCTGGTTGTTCTTGGTTAGCTACTTCAGCATCCCACTTAGACTGCAATGGTGCTAACTGTTTACTGATCAATTCAGGAGTCTTACTTAGTTCATTCTTTAACTGATCTACAGTAAGGTTCTGATCCGTAGCCTGCTTAACCCACCAGTCTAGACCAGCCTGCTCAGGATAACGACCTAAGACATCATTGTAAGCAGTAACTACTTTGTACTCAGCACTGTCCCTAAACTGATTAGCTACATCCTGCAGTGTAGCGTTACCGCTGCTGACAACACTAGCCCACCAATCTAGTCCAGGCTTGTCTGGAGATCTACGTAGTAGTGTCTGGTACAGGTTAGTGATGTCGCTGGTAGCAGCATCGAAGGCAGCTTTAGCAGGATCTACAGTGACTGTGGGTGTAGTACTTACAACAGGGGTTGTTGTTGTTGACCCTGCTGGATTAAACACCATTGAAAACAAACCTTCATCACCTTCAGTGGCTCTGAAGTCTCCAGCACGAAGAGAAGTGCTCATTAGTATGTTCCTCCATCAACATCAAAGTTACCAGTGAATGATGTAGTAACATTGAGTGTTGGGATTGTTACAGTGCCTGTGAACGTAGGAGATGCTATGTCAGACTTAGTCTGCACAGCAGAAGCAATGTTGTTATACTCCGTATCGATCTCAGTACCTTTAATAATCTTTGCTGGGTTTCCACTAGGTAGGGAATCCTTAGCAGCAAAGTTAACAGTTTTCGTATAGTTACTCATTAGATAACCCTACCAGATTTAACGAATGCATCCAGTTGTTGTACAGAAAAGATGTCAGTTCTGATGTCTGCTTCAATACCGATCTGAAACACCCTACCAGTAGAACTAACTTGTTGTCTAACCGTATTGATTAAGATACCAGCATTGTATTCAGCGATGTCATACTCAGAGATGTTGTATTCAGCACGAGTCTGTGCTGGTAACTGGATCTGTGCTGATTGATATGAGTTACCATAGTCAACACCCCAGTTTAAGAACACATTAGTAGCTTGACCACCGATGATCAACAACACAATCTTCTTAAGGATCTTTAATATAAATGCTGATCCCGCATCGATGTGTGAAGTGTAGTATGCGAATCGGAAGGCAGCACCATTATCATTATTTCCTGTATACACACCAATGTAGCCAGGACGAGAAAGATAAAGAAGTCTATCATTGGTAGCAAATAAAGCCTTAGGTGATAGTGTCCATGTGGTTGCTTTACAAGAACCATCAGGTAGACGACTCTTTAGATCAAAGCAATACGTAATACCACGAGTAGGTAATGTCAGTAGATAGAAACCATCTTTCTCATAGTATACGGACTTGATCTCTGGGTTATTATTGTTAGCTATAACATCAGAGATGAGGTCATCTCTGACATTCCTTGATATATCGAACAAAGGTGCTGACTTCTCTTGGATGATACGACCAAGGCTTCGGACACCTGTATCTGCAAGAAAGAAGATATCTGAGCCAACATCCTGTACTGAATCTCTACTGATACAACCAACACCATCAATAACTTCTACAATCTTTAGGTTAGTTGTAGGATCTTCTGCAGCACCAGAGAAGATAACAATAGACTTCTTACAGAAAGCAATGAGGAAGCCATTAAAGGCTGCTAGGGCTACGATGCTGTCAGTGCCGTTAGTGAATTGACTCTCTAAGTTAATTGATCCAGAAGAGCCTCCACTCCATTTAAAGCCTGCTAAAGCATCTGACCAAGTGATGGTAACTTTATCACTGGTGGTGTCAGCAACCCATAAGCGACCAAAAGCACCTAGTACTTCATTAGCTAAAGGTACAGTACCTGAGTAGCCTGCATGAGCGGACATAAGACCATAAGTATTCGCTACATGGTCATACACTAAAGGATCGTGTGCTCGTTGGAAGAAGAAGGTCATATCATTAAAGTCAATGACTTTCCAATCCTGTGCTGTCCACGTAGAACCAGTATACTTCAGAGTAAGTGTTGTTGTACCTGAATAGATCTTGTTATCACCGATACTTAAGATCTCAGTTGTACCGTCATCCTTGATAACTTGTTTGATAACGTATGGTTCTGTGTTGTTAAACCCTGCAGCGGTATTAACATTATCCCATCCTCGTCTAGCAGCGATACGACCGAATTGATCAATCACTGCATTCTGAGCAACAAGAGCATAGTCTTTTGTCAGTGATACAGAGGAGTCTTGGGTGTTAAGTCCAGCAAAGCCAGGAGCAACAATACTGATGGCTTTGAGTTGATCTGCCATTATACAGCATCCCAGGTAATCTCATCTTTAAAGCGTTCAGCTTCAATAGAGATATAGTTAGCTACAGTCTTACGATATAGTTCTGACTGCTGATCAGATAACCTACCACCATCTTCACCACGTTCATTGATAGCACGAAGATAAGCACCTTGTACAATCATATCCTTAGGTAACCATGCGTTGTCTAAGTCATTAACAAGATCTTCCTGTGGTACGACACACTCTACTTTGATGGTATAAGCTTGATCAGGAATAGGGAATACATTCAGTGTTAAGACACCAGTGCTTGGTGTAGAACTACCAAAACTATAGTAGTAAGGTCTACCAGCCTGTGTAGGATTTACGAACAATAAGGTGTTCATACGATCTTCAGAGACCTTCTCCAAATACATGTGAGCACTGGGAAGATAAACACTTAATACTTTTGTTCGTGGATTCGTTGATGGGATCTCATAACCATAGACTGTTGCTGAAGTGGTTATGGTCTTTGTTGTACGTAGAATAGCCCAGTTCCAAGAGTCTTCAACTTCTCTCTTAGTTTCGTTAACCATCTCTCCAATCAACTGTGAATAAGAAGATTGAGATACAGTCTGTACAGTAGGCTCTCGTACTCGTAGCAATACAGCATTAACTAGATCTAGATAGCTTGTAGCCATTTATATCACCTTCTTGGTTACAGCATCACATAATTGTAAAAACTCAGGGATAGACAAAGAACCACGCATCATATTAATCTGTTTATGTACTAATTGAATGTTATCTATAGCATACCCAATATCGTTATCTATTCGGTCTATTGATGCTGTGTGATCCCACCCTACTTTACTCCAACCAATAGATAAACCAGATAAGGCGCATACTCTATCTTGTTCTTCGTATAAATCATTTATAAGTTCTGGACAAAGATCCCAAGAATATCCGCGAGTTAAAGCACTTTTATAAAAAGACTCATACCAAGATAACCGAACAGATCCACACATACCTGATGGATGGTTGTTTTTATTACTACATCTTTTACACGGTTGTTTGATATGATGTGCGTTTATACAATACGCACGTCTTAAATGTGACACTTCAGTATCGCATTGAGGACAATAGCGAATCCATCGTTTATCTACGTTTTTGAAGACATTCTCAGGCAACTCAAACATCTTCGCCATTATCCGCCCCACTTAGTTCTGTCAGACCAGTAGGCCGCTGACATCTTACCTTTAGCGATATTCTGGGCATGACGAGCTTTAAAGGATTCCCTACGTTTACGATAAGAAGATGATTCTCCTTCTTTCTTTGGAGAACCAGATACACCTTGTTGACCGAAACGAATCGTCTTAACTTGATCACCGTCCTTTGCTACAACAACGTGGCTCTTAGTAGGATGGTCTGGTGTTTTTTTAGGGCGATTATATCCAGACACTCCTGCTCTTTCTAAGCGAGGATCTTTCATTTCTTCTTAGCAGTTTTTGCTGCCTCCTTAAAAGCCTTGTTTGTAGGAGCACCTTTGCTTCCAGGCTTCCTCATCTTTTCTTTGGAGCCTTCAGCAATACGCTCACGTTTAGCGTGGATGTTAGCGTATAGACCTTGCTTCATTTCTTACGCTTTACTTCTTTAGCTTTCATCAAACACTTACCAGCCTTCTTACACTTTGCTGGTGTTGGACATCCTGGACATGGTTTCATTTCTTCTTTCCTTTCTTAGCCATACCTGCTTCAGATAAAGCAATCGCCACTGCTTGCTTACGAGACTTAACAACAGGACCACCTTTACCGCTATGGAGTGTACCTTCTTTGTACTCTCCCATAACCTTCTTAATCTTCTTTGGGTTTTGTTTCATTAGTTTTATTCCTTTTGAAGATAGACTGAATAGTGTCTGTTTCCCAGATACGTATAGCTGTCCATACGATGGTTAGTATTGCAGCGATAGCAGGTAGTATGTTAGCTAATGCACCTACTACAGTGATGATAGATATCGCATCACCGATCTGCTTTACTTGTTCGTCTACGTGCTGGAGAGCCATGATTAGGCTACACTGTCAGAGCCGCTTAGTGAATCTACGTCAACACTATAAGCAGTCATGCTAGGAACAATCCACTGCCCCGTTGCTTCATCAAGCACCGCATCATCACTAGGCTTAGGAGCGATGAACCGACCGTTTGTGTAAGTGCCGCCAATGTAAGCAGGGTTTTCGTCGGTGTACTCAACAAATCCTTCGACGTTCCAATCTTCACCTGCAACGATGATATTGACGACGATGCCGTTGGCATCAACTTGCGCCATTTGCCTCATGCTAAGTACCTCACAATCACAACACCGTCGTAACCGTTAGCACCAGCGGAATTATCAGGGGTGGAGCCATTCCAACCTCCACCACCTCCACCGCTACCAAATGATGTTGCCGCAGAAGCTGCGGCTGTGGCCGTGGTGCCGTCATTTTGTCCTCCTGATCCAGCACCGGTTCCGCCAACTCCACGAGTAGTTCCTGTTCCACCAACTCTTAACACACCACCGCCACCGCCTGAAGCAATAACTGTCATGCCGCTAAATGATGTGAAATTACCGGAGGTAAAGTTTGAGTCAATATTGGTTAACGTGTATCCAGCACCACCATTACCACCTGTTCCGTTTCCTGCAATGCTTCCAGCGGTTCCGGCTTGGGTGGCACCACCTCCGCCTCCACCCGCATAATTAGTTGCGTTGTTGTTTCCACCGCCGCCTGCAAACGTATTTGATCCTGAGGCAGTACCGCCTGATGAAGACGCGCTAAAAGCACCTCCCCCTCCAGACCCGCCATTTCCTCCAGCCCCACTAGAAACATTATCACCACCACCTGCGCCGCCGCCGAGAGAGGAGACATAAGTTGTACCTCCAAGCGCAAAACTTGATGTACCCCCTCCTCCCCCCCTAGCGCCTACTGTTGTAGCACCTGTACCTTTTGCACCAACGGTTACGGTATATCCACTCGCTGCCGCTGTTACGGTTGTGAATAAATCAAGTTCGCCAGCACCTCCAGCACCACCAATGTTGCAACCACCACCCGCACCACCGCCAGCAGACATGACTTCAAAGGTTGCTCCAGTTTGAAAAGTCGAGATTGTGAAGGTGCCGGAGCCTGTGAAGATGTGGTACTTGTAAGCACCAACGGTCTTGACTTCATTGCCTCCAGTGGCGCTAGTGATCTTTGGTTTTTGAGCGCCGCCGAGCAGATTAAGCATGATCCCAGCCATGACTTAGCTCACGTTACCAGTGATAACACACTCAGTACCGCTGATGAACAACACTGTAGCCACACCTCTTGTTGCTAAAGAGACTGTAGGTACGTCTGTATTCGTACCAGCAATGTATGCAGTGGTAATAGAACACGTAACTGTTAAGCTACCTGATGTGTTGTTGTACAACGATACAACATCACCTGCTGAGAAGGTTGAGTTAGGGATCGTAATACCAGCAGACAACGAGATAACTTTACCTACGTCAGAGGTAGCCATCGTAGTCGTTGTAGAGCTAACAGGTACATTAAGAAAACCTAATGTCGTATCAGCATCAGGTAGTGTTGCAGTACGGTTAGAGTTAGTGTTGGCGGACTGAATCGTGTGTGTACCAGTACCGCTAGCATTTCCTTGAACTTTTATAGCAGACATTTTTTATCCTCAATAGACTATGACAACCCACCGATGGTCGGTAGGTACAGTTACAGCCACGCCAGTGTTAATTGTTACAGGACCAACAGATAAGCCATTCTTACCTGTCGTTAGTGTATAACTTGTAGAGATGGTAGAATCATTCTCTAAGATCGTTGAAGATCCACCACCACCTCCAGTGGAAGCAATAGTGATAGCACCATCACCGTTAGTGATTGTGATGTTAGAACCAGCAGTAAGTGTTGCTTTAGTTAAACCACCAGAAGCATTACCAATCAGTAGTTGACCGTTGGTGTATGATGTTTGACCAGTACCGCCATAGAGTCTGCTAATCGTTGTAGCAGTCCATGTACCAGCCATGACCTCACCAGAGTCGTTAACAGTGAATGCACTGTTCTGGATTAGTTTACCTGTTGTACCGTCAAACCTTGCTACAGCATTGTCAGTAGAAGATGCAGGACCAACAACATCACCAATACCACCACCACCAGCAGTAACCCAAGCAACATCGGTCTCTCCTGCATTAACGGCTAGAACCTTCGTAGCATTCGTAGCATACGAAGGTAGAATATTAGCTCTTGCTGTAGCTGCTGTCGTAGCTCCTGTACCACCGTTAGCAACTGCTACTGTACCAGTGACGTTAGCTGCATTGCCTGTGATGTTACCGGACACAATAGAACCACTAATGGAAGTGATCCATGTTGGGTTGCTGTAGCTACCTGAAGTGCTTACACCATCAGTAATACCATAACCACTCAGTGTGGTTGGTGTAGATGTAATCTTTGACCAAGCTAGTGCTGTCAGCCATGAAGGATTACTATAAGTACCCGATGTGCTGACACCATCAGTGATGCCGTAGCCACTTAGTGTTGTCGGTGTACCAGTTATTTTAGCCCAACCTAAGGATGTTAACCACGTAGGATTGGAATAAGAGCCTGTAGTTACTACACCATTGGTTGCTGTAGCTGCATTACCTGTGATGCTGATACCCCAAGTACCTGAAGCATCGCTACCAGTACGACTAGGAACATCAAGGTTAGTTCTTGCATCAGCAGCAGTACTAGCACCTGTACCACCATCAGCAACTGCTAGATCAGTGATACCGCTAACAATACCACCAGTGATGTTAACTGTGTTAGCATTCTGTACAGCCATCGTACCAAGACCTAAGTTAGTCCTGGCAGTGGTTGTATTAGATAAGTCTGAAAGATTGTTTGCTCTAAAAGCATAAGTAGTGTCAGAGCCTGTAGCTGTGACACCTAAGTTTGTTCTTGCTTGTGCTGCAGTACTTGCACCAGTACCACCATCAGCAACTGCTAAATCTGTGATACCTGCTATCGATCCGCCAGTAATAGCTACAGCATTAGCTTCCTGATTACCAAGAGAACCAACAACTTTTTGCACAGTAAAACCATCACCGACATAAATCTTCTTGTCAGTGACGTTAACAGCTAGCTCTCTCTGAGCTAACGACGAAGGTACTGAGGATGCTGTGGATGATCCCTTGATTTTGATAATAGGCATTGCTAACCCTCTTTAGAGTTCTTTGTGACCTTTTTATCTACTGGTTTTTCTTCTGCCTTCGATTCTTTTACTTCTTCATACTCTGGGTGTCTACGCATTTGTTTGATATCGTACTCAGTCTCAAACGTATGGAATACACCTGATAATTTACAACGAAAAGTAATCATTCGTATCTCTTTAGTACTAGGGGAGACATCTTAGCCTCCCCTATAGCCTATTTAGGCAGGAACAGCGATGGGGAACATCGATGTTGGTACGGAAGCAAGGTCACCCTTACGGAGCAATGAAACACCGTAGAGCATGTCGCTGGTAAACAGCGTAGCAAGATATTCCTGCTTGTACTGAGTCTGTGAACGAACACCCATTTGCTCTGCAAGGACTGCTGCATCTTTGTGGAACATGAGAGCAATACGTGCAGCACCAGTAGCGGTATCACACTGAGGTGTAACAAACACTTTAACACCGTAGACATCACCGATCTGACCGTTACGGATGGTGTTGCCACCAGCGGTCTCTCCAACGAAAGCCTGCTCGGTGAAGCGATCAATACCCATCAACGTGTTACGGCTGGAAGGAGGAACAACAAGGTAACGATCAGTCATCGGTACATCGTTGTCATCCAAACGCTGGATGATACGGCGGATACCAGCATCGGTCAATGCAGAAGCATTGGGGGAACCGCTGGTGTAAGCAGTGCTACCATCACCACCGATGTATGCGTTAGCATAAGCTGCAGTACCAGCACCGTTGTTAGCCGAACGACCAAGCTGGATGAGGTCAGTGTCTACTTGACGGGCAAGAGCATAACCAGCATCTTCGGTGTAGAAACGACGAAGTGATGAAAGAGCCTGAACTTCAACGATATCTTCGATGAAACGGCTGTATTCGAAGTGCTTGTTCAAGAGAACCTGAACTTCGGTCTCTACATCAGCTTGGATGGTAACAGCGGTGTTAGCTGCTTTAGCGAAAGCAGAGCCACGGGTGGGAACTGGAATGTGAAGCGTATCGCCTTTCTTACCTTTCATGCTCATCTTGTTGATGAGGTTAGCCATCACAAGAGCTTTTTTGTAAGAGGCAACGATTTCGTCAGACCAAATCTCTGGGATGAATTTATCCGCATTGGTCTTGTTAACGATGGAGGAACTACCTCCAGGATAAGCTGCTGAAGCCATTTTAAGTACCTTTCAATTAAGTTTAACGAACCCTTCCTGAAGCGTATGCCTCCATAATCTCAGGCTGCATCTGCATATATCGCTCAGGGTCTGTAAGTTGGAGCCGAATAAGATCTGCTCGACGATAAATTTTATTGCTTGTTTCACCTGTACTGCTTGATGTAGATACTGTAGCTGCTCGTAACTGTTTAGAGTTCTCTTCTTTCATTTGAGCTGCTGCTTCTTTAACCGTATCTTGACGAACCTTTTTCAAGGCTTTAAAGTTACTAAGCAACTCATTAGCAGAATCAAAATCAAACTGTTGATCAGCCTGCATATACAATCGTTTACGTACTGGTGATTCATTAACCCAAGTAGCAAACTCAGGATCAGCGATCACTTGAGTGTAGTCTGCATGTGTTTGAGCTAACCTGTTTGCAGTCTGCATACGAGCCATTTGTGCAGCAGCTACTTGAGCTTGCTGTATTGCTGGATGCGTTGCTACTGCTTTATTTACAGCCTTAACAGGATCGGCAAAAAAATCAGCATCATCTTCAATGGCTGGTGCTGCTGCTTGCGGGGTAGTGATTTGCCTCTTGATCAGTTCATCAGCTAGCCTACGAACTTCACCAACCTCTTGAGCTTGACGACCAATGAGCTTCTCAGCCTCTTGGTACATCTTAATTAGATCGTCCATCGATTTACCCTTTAGTTTGTCAGGGATCTCTGGAGCCACTGCTTGCTGCTCTTCAGGTTGTTGCTGCTTTACTTCTTCAGCTTGAAATTCATCTTGCTGTACTTCTTCTTGATCAATAGAATCTACAAATTCAGCCATCTGCTTCTCCTAGTCGGGATAAACCCAATTGTTAGGAATTAAAAGGAATCTAAGTTATCCCTCGTAGTAGGACTTAGACTTTGCTACGTCCAATGCTTGTCTATGGTTACGTTCCCATTTAGCATAAGCACCAGGGAAATCTCCTGTGATGCCTTCTAGTTTGCTTCGTGGTGCTGCTAACTGTTTAACTGCATCGGTATGACACACCGGACATGTAACTTTCTCTATAGTACGATGTACTAAGTGTTCGCTGACATGACCAGCACTACATTTGAAATCAAATAAAATCATCTTTCTGTAAATCCTCATAGACTTTTTCTGATACTTCTTTCAGTGTCAGGAGCCAATCTAGGATATCAAGTTGACCTTTTCTGAAAAACAATACTTTCTCTGAATCTAGTGATCGTATGTCCGCATAAGACTCGTGCATCTTCTTTACATCATCGATAAGATCTTTCCATCCCTTAGATGAGACCATATCGAATCTAGATTCATAGTAACTTTGTAATTTAATATCCATTGTTGTTATTTTACCACACTTAAATTATTGCTGTAAAGCCTCTTGACTTAGTCAGTGAAGCGTGGTACAATGATTGTTTTAGGAGAGCCTATGAAATCATTACACTTTGCTAAGACTGACTTAAGTGCTGAAGAACGCTTACAACTTGTTTATGACTTAGTGATTGAAGGAAAGTCAACCGAACAAATTAAGAAACAACTCGGTGATGTTTCAAGACAACGAGTACATCAGCTTATTAGCAAGTTAGTCTTAAATGGTAGGTTGGATGAGAGTCAACGTCCTCAAACACAACGACGACAGCTTCTTAGAAACAACTACAAAAGGAAGTGGGGACATTACCCTGAAGAAGCCTCTATACGAGAACAAGACTCTTATCAACTATTAAGAGAGAAGTTCAGACGTAAGAAGGCTTCTAACTACAAACATGAGTGGACAATCAGCTTTAACGACATTGTCTTTCCAACACATTGTCCGGTACTAGGTATCGAACTAGACTACTTTGCATCAGAAAGACAAGAAAACTCAGTTAGTTTTGATCGTATTGACTCATCTAAAGGGTATGTCAAAGGTAATGTTGTTATTATGTCTTGGAGAGCTAACCGCATTAAGAATGATGGTACTGCTGAAGAGCATCAAAAGATTGCTAACTTCTTAAATCAGTTCATTGCATCCTGACGGGTTTGTTCTCTGACGATATTGACCTTTGAATCAATGTCTTTTTCTTTTAACATCAATTCAGCGATCTTTACTCGACGTTCGAACTCCCTATTAGGGTCATCAATGTTCGTCGATGCTGCCTGAACAACATCAACCTTTAGCTTCTCAGGCATCAACTGAGCCTCTACAATGGCTTTCTGAGCCTCTGCTTGAGCTTTCTGTGCTCTAGCTTGCTTTTCCTGCACATCAGCCTGTGCTGTCGCTAATTGGATCTGTGCAGCCTGCTGTTGAACCTGCTGTGCTGCTGGATCAGGCTGTGACATCTGCATCAACTGCTGCATAATCATCTCTCTGTTGGGTAATGAAGAGTTTTCTACAACACTTTGCAGCAATAAAGGAAGTACAGGACTGTTTGGCCCTAATGTAGACATCAGTGCAATGATCTGAGACTGCTCAAACTCCCTAGCCATCATACCCATTGTACCTGTAGGTATAAACTTAAAGTCTTGGACAGGATAACGCTCAGGATCAAACTGCATATACCTCCATGCAGCCTTCTCTACAAAAGGAATAAGGAAATCATCCTGGAAGTTTGTCAGTGCTCTCTTGTTTTTCTTAATCAAAGAGGCTACAGCCATGGCTAAACCTGCTGAGGCAGCGTCTCCACCAGCAACTTGCCCAGGTAACGATGCTGAATCCAGTGTACCTGTAGCTTGTAGAAGCATCTTTTCGAACAATTGTGCTGTCTGGATGTTACCAGGATCAGTATTACCAAACTTTAGAGGCTGCAGAATCTCGTTAGGAGCACCATTGGTAAGGATTGTCTTACCAGGACGTACCTCAAACTTAGCACCACGAGGTAGTCTCGTAGCATCTATAGCCATCATAGGAGCTGTTGTAAGCCCTAAAGAGTCAACGTGACTACGAATCTGTGCATCCGTAGCCTTTTGCATGTTATAACCCTTCTCACCTGTCCCACGACCCCAGAAACGATTAGGAACAATGTCAGCTTGGTAGGCTACAACAGGTCTATCTTGCATCATGAATGGACTAACCTCTGCTTTTAACAGTGATTCTCCATTAGCAATGACCACTAGAGCCTCTACCAACTCTGAATACATCTCCTCATCAGGGCCAATCATTTGATCAGGATCATCAAGCAATGCTTTTGGTACTAAACCATAGTAACGAAGCAGTAGAACCTTGTCATCTTGGAAGTAAGTAATGTCTTGTGTTGGTTCTAAGTCTGTGTTTTCTGCTGCAGTACCGACATAAACCCTACGATAGACACCATCTTCCATGGCCTTAATGACTGAATGTCTTCCGACATACTCTTCAATAGCTACGCCTAAGGCTTCATCAACAGTGCTAGCGTTAGGATCAATAAGGAAGTTACGTGGATTGATAGGCTTTAGCTGTACAGAGATACGATTCGTAGATGATACACCTACCATACGTAGTCCAGGCACTGCAGAAGGCTGTGTTGCTGGTCTACTATCCTTTACTTCTCGGACAATCAACTCACCAATACCAGTGCCATAGACCTCTGCAAGGGTAACGATGTGAGTAATAGCCTTACGTACCTTATCTTTGTCAAAGTCTTCACGTAGCTGGTTTCTCATCAGTCCTACGTCTGTTTTGTCTTGATCCTGTAGATCATCAACAATGTCAAAGAACTGACCTTTACCGAATACTGCTTCAACAATCTCTGATGTCTTATTGTCAATGGCTTGCTGAAGGGCAGGGGATATCAGCTTAGATCTCTCAGAAGCTCTTGTCTTATCTCCTTCTTCGTAGATACCACGCCAAAGACGTTCATATTCATTCCAACGATCTAGATAGTTCTCATCACGGTGATTTCTCCAATCATCGCAATGCTGCATCACATAAGCTACAAGAGCATTCTGTGGTGTTGTATCTGAATCAAATTTCATAGTAAAGAATCCTATTAGTATCCTGCAACGTCATCCATGATCTCAAAATCTTCTTCATCCAATGATTGAGACCAACTTGCAGTTTGAATCTGGTCAATGTAACTTAAAGCATCAAGTAAATCATCATGAGTTTTACTGTCAGGGAACTGCATCAACTGATCAATAAATATGTTGTTCCAACTACCTTCATTAAAGGTAATACGACCATGCTCAAAGCGTCCTTGTAGAGACCAGACAATCCTATCTGTTTTCTTCTTATTACCATGTGTTAGTTCATCAATCCTAGGGAAGTATCCAGTACGTCTCATGATGTCGTGGATATAAGGCATCACTGCATTCTTCAGTGCTCCTTTCTCAATCCCTACCGTAATAACACCATAGTCTTTAGCAGTCTTTAGAATCTTCACTGCTGTTTCTCGGACATCCCATCTACCATGTAGAATGTCAGCAACCCACCATCCTTGTGTATTGACTTTAACTACTGCAATAGCTGTTTCATCTAACTTCTTATGCTTATTCTGCTGTGCTTGAGTAATATCAGTGAAACCACATAAGTCTACAGCCATGAAGTAACTACCTTCTTGTGGTTCTTCATTACTGATCTTAAGCCATTCTTCTTTAAAGATCTCAGACTGTGATGCTTCAAACGAAGCCATAAACTCTTGTCTAAAAGCAAAGCTAGACATCGAACCTCTAGCAGCTTCAATCTCTGCTGGATCTAACAATGGATTATCAAAGCTAGTGAAGTGCC